TGTGCGCTGCGCCCCTCTCCAAGTCCGACATCAAGGGCGGTTTCTAATTGGTCACGATATTGCCCGACATATCGCCACACACGTTGCGACAAGTCCATGCCGCCGACCTTGCGCCCCTGAAAGGTGCTTAAAGCGTCCAAATTGCGGTCTTGCATCTTCTTCAACCGCGCCTTTGATAACTTCGACGTGTCCATGATTGAAGCAATGAACCCGTCGTTCTTCTCGCAAGCGAACAACCATTGATTCTTCGACCCTGATTCAATCGTGGTTTGAAGCTGCGTGGCAAGTTGCCCGACAATCTTTTTCAATTCGGCTTTTACTTCGGGGTAATCATCGAAAGAAAAGGGCTTGTCGGAGTCAATCTTGCGCCGGGCAGCTGATTCCGCCATCGCAAGGGTCACACGGTCAAACAATGCTTGCACCGCCGCCGCATATTGCTCGGTGGTGCGATAATGGTTCAAGTCGAATCCCTGAATCGAAAACCGGGTTGTTTTTTGACGCTTCTTTGCCATTAGTCGTTATCGGTTTCAAGATGTGTGATAAAGTCATTCAGGACATCGCGGATTCGCCGCATTTTGGCAATAAATTCATCGCGGGTGTCATAAGACGCTTGATGAATATGCGCGGACACATGACAATCCGACACGCGGATGAATGTTGACCGATACGGTTCATTGTCGTAATCATCCACCATGCCGTCGTATGCAACGACACTTCCCGTCGATGGTGAATCCGGGTCGTTGAGCCACACGCGCCGGATGAACTTTGTTTCTCGCTTTTCGCTCATCGTTTCAAGGTGAAATGTTCGCAATAATCATGTTTCAGGAATTTGCACCACTTTTGAAACTTGCAGTTGCAAAAGATGGGTTGACCGTCCGCCCCGATGTTGTGCCAATTCTCGGAATACGCACAATCCTTGCAAGTATATTCCGGGCGGTCGGGTTTAGTCGCTTTCTTTGCCATATCGCAATCGGATTGTTTCACCCTTGACGGCGGAATCAAAGGTGAGTTTGTCAACGTGAACGGTTCGCACGGCGGTTGAATCCGCGACATATAGAATCCACATTTCGGGAATTGTGCGGATGCGCGTTGTCTGCGTCACGGCATCGCGGGTGGTGTAATGCCGGACGGGGTTGTGCCGTTTGACGACCACATAGCCGGACACGGTGTTGCCATCGCCGCATGATGCAACAAGAAGCATCAGGGCGACAGCAAGAAACACTAAAAGTCTTTTCATTGTCGATTCGGTTTTTGGAAATGTTATGCGTCAATGATTGGTTCGCCGACCATGAACGAATTTTCGGCGGTGGTTTGCTCCTTGATTTTCTGCATGGTCGCCACGGGGTCGCCTGACAATCCCGCCTTTTCCACGGATTCTTCTTGCGAAATGACCGCCTTTCCGCCGTTGGCGGTAAGCCAATAATTCAAATCGTCGATTTCGCTTGTCAGGATGTAAGGCGTTATTTCGGGTTCAACGTCCATTTCATCGCAAGCATCGGCAAGTGCGGTGTTGAATTGCCCGATGTATGCAAGAAGCACGTTGGCGCGTCGTTGTAGGTAATCATCGAATATTTCGCGTTTGTCCTGAACTTTCAAGTGCGCGTCCATGAAAAGCAATTTCAGGGCAAGCCCGGAAATCGCGCCCAGCCCCTTGACCGAATCAAAGGAAATGTCGGGGGTCTGCGTGATGGTGTATATCAGGCGCAAAAGGGTTTCGATTTCCAACTTGACCGCTTCGGGTGCGTTTGCCCACGACACATATTGCATCGTTGCGCCCGGTTCACCCTCGATAACCGCGCCGGATTCGCCCTTTTTCGCCCATCCGTTGATTGTTCCCGTGACAAAGATTTTCGGGCTTGCGTGATAATCGTTTGTGTCGGCAAAGTTCGACAAAAGGGTTTCCAAACGGTCAATCAGTTTGTCCACGTCCTCGGTTTCAAACTTATCTTGATACCCGTAAACGATGGGGATTTTGCCGATGGCAACGGGCTTCGGGAAACCCTCGACAAGCCGCACCCCTATGCCGCCGCCGTTGGTGCGCCAAAGCCAATGTTCTTCATCGGTGAATGTTTCAAAGTAATCAGTTGAAACACCCTTGTTGTCCTTGTGGCTGTAAGCACGGGAAAACGCCACCATGTCGCCGGAATCATCGAAGTAAGGGTAAAGCGTATCACCAAAGGCGGGCGACAATACGGTGCAACGCAATTTGAACTTGCTTTTGAACCCATATTTGCCGTGTTCCTTTGGTACGGGATGCCAATATTCGGCGCATTCCTTGAAGCCGAAAATGGCACGACCGATTTTGCGGTTCATCGAATTGCTCTTAACATCTTTCAAGATGCGTTTCAGGGCAAAAAGAACTGCTTTTTCTTGCTCATTGGCGGGGGTTGCGTTATACTCGACCGGGTTTCCGAAACAAAACGACACGGCGCGTTTGATAATCAGCTTTTGAATTGCCACGGCAATGCGGGCGACCTTTTCCGTGCGTGTGGCGACCGCTTCACCGTCGGCGGTGATAACTTTCTTTGCTGAATCACTTTCGGCATCAACATCGACGCGCAACTTCGGGACAAGAGCCTTTTTAGCATGATCGGCAACCGGGATGGGATGATTGCGCCCCGACTGCAAAGCACTGATTTGGTCGGTCGGGTTCTCCGATTGGATGATGTCTTTTAACTTCATTTGTTCACTTGTGTTTTATAGTGATACACATTAGCGACCAAAAAGGGATGCAACCCCCGATTTGGCGCGTTTTCTTCTTTTCTCGATTGTTCCCGTCAATGCGTCCGGCGCATCGTCGTGTTCGTTTTGTCCGGCTTTCAAGTAACCACAAATCGCCTTTGCAAATTCAGGGAATCGGCGTTTCCACCCAAAGGGCATGAATGTGAGGTTCTGAACCATCGCCGAATGCTCATAAATGCGGATGTCCTTGTTCTCGGTTTGGTGAAAGGCGATGAAGCGTGTTTTGGCATTGCCCATCAATCGGCATTGCTTTTCAACATTGTTCTTGAAAAGGCGACCGCCGTTGTTGGCTTCAATCACACATTCGACAACCCCGTGTTTGGTCAGCATCTTTGCAAGGGCGGGTTCGGTGTACTCGACCGGGCGCGTGGTGTAAAGCACATCGACAACATAATTGCCGTGTTCGGTTTCATCATAGATGATGCCGCACAAGAAGTCCTTGCCCGTGTCCGCCACGTCAACATAAGCCTTGCGGATGCAATATTGTGTCGCCGGGCGAATCTCATATTCCACGAATCCGGCTTCATACATAAGACCCTCGCGGGGTTGCGGGTTCTGCTGATAGAGTGAATCGAACACTTGCGGATTGCGCTTGCGCGTGGCAAGCAACTTTTCACGCGAATGCCGTTCTTCCCAAAGTGCTTCACCCTCTTGTCGGGGGTCATATTCGGTCGGTGCGCCCTCTTTGATTGCCTGATAAATGACCACAACCCAACCGTCGGGATTCTCCACGGGGTCATAAACCCCTTGTTCCCTCAATAACTTGCGCCAAATCATCTTCATGCCAACGGGTAAAGACAATCAGTTGTTGGGAATCGTTGTGAAGTCGGGTTTCCGCCACGGTGTCATACCAATCGGACACGGATTCACGCACAATCGGCGACCATGCCGTTTTCGCGTCCTTGTAAATATCATCCATAATCAGGATGACAACGGGTTCACCCGTCAATGCGCCACCGACACCAACAGTCTTGAAGCCCCCGCGATGCCCGACAATTTCGCATTCATCGGCATTACGTAACCACGACCCGGCAATGGTCGTGACGTTGGATGCGTTCAAGCACGTTTCGGGAAAAATGGCGTGATATTCCGGGGAATCAATGATGCGTTGAATCTCTCGGTTGAATTTACGGGCTTTCGGCGCATTGTAGGAAATAATCGCCAATCGATGTTCAGGACATAAGCCCAAAAGGAACGACGGCAAACGGCGGGTTGAACCCTCGGACTTGCCGTGCTGCGGGGGCATAAAGACCATAAGTTTCTTGATTTCCCCGTGTGCAAAGGATGTCAGCACCGAATAATAACGGCGGTGAAAGTCTGCCGGGCGAAAGGTCGGCATGGTGGCAAGGGTGAAACGCAACAAATCGGAACGACTTTCGCGCAAAAGCCGTTCTTGCATTGCCTTGATATATTGCACCATGTCCGACCGCTTATTCATCAGGAATCCAATTTGCGGTGTAAATCCTCAATAATCGCCGCCAATTCGTCATCGGTCTTTTTTGCGAATAGGTCTTGACCATCCTTGCCCGTTACTTCGGTTGACTGACGGTTGCGCCAATGCTCCGGGTCGCCGTTGGTAAGCATGAAAATAATCGCGGCGGTGTCCGGCTGAATGTGCTTCTTGGTGGTCGTTTGCTCCTTGATGCGCGGCTTTTCTTTGCCGTCTTGGGTCTTTTGATTGCTTGGAACGGTCACAACCTTTGTTTCCGTCACGTCGTAACCCTGAATCTTTTTTCGCAATGACTTCTTGGCTTCAATGACCATTGATTGCATCAGTTCTTCGCGGGCTTCCTCGACGGCAAGGGCAAAATCTTCACGGGTGTTGACCCATTCGTGATAAGTTTGCGTTGAAATCCCGACTTGACGGCAAATTTCGGCAATGGTGTAAGTGTCCGACTTCAAAAGCCCGACAATCTTTGCAACCATCTTTTTGCTATACTTTGCCATTTTGATTCTTTTTTTAGTTGGAAAAAGTAAGATTCATCAGGTTTTCACTCTTTCAACTCGCATTCAAAGCCCCGGTCTTGCAGTTCCGAAAACAACATTGACAACTTGGTTACGTCCTT